CATCAAGAAAAGATTGGGAACAATCATACACAAAAGGTTTAGATCTTTTAGGATTTAAATACGATATGCGAACAGAACCGTTTCAAGGAGCAAGTGGTGCAACTCACCCAGTTCTTGCAGAAGCAGTTACACAGTTTCAAGCTTTAGCTTACAAAGAATTATTACCAGCCAACGGACCAGTTAGAACACAAGTCGTTGGTGCACCTAATCAAGAAAAATCACAACAGGCAGAACGTGTTAAAGATTACATGAATTACGAGCTCATGGAAAGAATGCCTGACTATGAGCCCGACTTTGATTCCTTGCTCTTTTATCTCCCTCTTGCAGGTTCAGCATTTAAAAAAGTTTATTATGATGAACTTGAACAAAGAGCAGTATCAAAGTTTGTACCGGCAGATGATTTGATTGTCCCGTACTCAGCTACCTCATTAGAAGATGCGGAGGCAGTCATTCACCGGTTAAAAGTTTCTAAAAACGATTTACGAAAACAACAGGTTGCAGGTTTCTATAGAGACATAGAACTTGGTACACCAGGTTATGAAGAAAACGATGTAGAGAAAAAAGAAAGAGAACTTGAAGGACAAAGAAAATCTCAAGACGAAGATATTTATACAATATTAGAATGTCATGTTAATTTAGATCTAGAAGGTTTTGAAGATCAAGATCAACAAACAGGTGAGCCTTCAGGAATAAAAATTCCATACATCGTAACAATAGAATTAGCTACACGAATGGTTTTATCTATTAGAAGAAATTATGAAATTGGAGATCCGACTAAAACTAAGATTCCGTATTTTACCCACTTTAAATTTTTACCTGGGTTAGGTTTCTATGGCTTCGGTCTCATCCATATGATTGGTGGTCTGTCTAGAACTGCAACAGCAGCTCTTCGTCAATTATTGGATGCGGGTACACTTTCCAACTTACCCGCAGGTTTTAAAATGCGTGGCATTAGAATTAGAGATGACGCGCAATCAATTCAACCAGGTGAGTTTAGAGATGTAGATGCACCAGGTGGTAATTTAAAAGACTCATTTATGATGCTGCCTTTCAAAGAGCCATCAGCTACATTATTAAACTTGATGGGTATCGTAGTTAATGCAGGTCAAAGATTTGCATCGATTGCTGATTTACAAGTTGGTGATGGTAACCAACAAGCTGCTGTAGGTACAACGGTTGCATTATTAGAACGAGGAAGCAGAACAATGTCTGCTATTCACAAAAGAATTTACTCTGCTCTTAAACAAGAATTCAGATTATTAGCAAGAGTATTCAAGTTATATCTACCTCCGGAATATCCGTATGACGTAGTTGGGGGTCAAAGAACGATTAAACAACAGGACTTTGACGATAGAGTAGATATAGTGCCAGTTGCTGATCCCAACATCTTTTCACAAACTCAGCGTATTTCCCTCGCACAAACAGAGTTGCAGCTGGCAACATCAAATCCACAAATGCATAATATGTATGCTGCTTACAGAAATATGTATGAAGCTTTGGGTGTAAAAGATATTGATAAGCTTCTTGTTAAACCACAACCACCAACACCACTTGATCCAAGTTTAGAAAACATCATGGCTCTAAGTGGTAAACCTTTTCAAGCTTTCCCTGGTCAAGATCACAGAGCTCACATTACTTCGCATTTAAATTTTATGGCAACTAACATTGCAAGAAATAATCCAATGGTTACAGCTGCTATGGAAAAAAATATTTTTGAACACATTAGTTTAATGGCTCAAGAACAAATTGAATTAGAGTTTAGAGACGAGTTACCACAATTACAGATGATGATGCAGAATCCACAGATGCAGATGCAGGCACAAGAGATGCAGCAAAGAATTGAATCTAGAAAAGCTGT